CTTTGACCCAGGAATTAAGAAGAATGGGTATACCAGTAACAGCGTATACTCCAAGCAGAGGACAAGACAAAGTGGCCAGGATGAACTCGGTCGCTCCAATATTTGAAAGCGGTATGGTTTGGGCACCCGATGAAACATTTAGCGATGAAGTCATCGAAGAAATGGCCAGCTTCCCGTATGGTGACCACGACGATTATTGCGATAGTGCTACAATGGCATTAATGAGATTTAGGCAAGGTGGCTTTTTATCTCTAAATGAAGACTATCCAGAAGAGGCGAGTTTTTTAAATAAGAAGCGCGTGGTGTATTATTAACAACTAACAAAAGTGTTACACTGAATTATGGCTATAGAAAAAAGAGAACAAATTCAAAGCGAAACCCCAGATGTCAAAGTAACTGGTTCATCTGTTGAGGTTTTTCCAGAGGCGTCTAGAGCAGATCAAATAAGAGATGCTGCCGAAATTCTTGTAGCTGAAGAAGGCATTCTAATTGGAGACGAACAATTAGAAGAAGAAATGTTGGTAGAAGATTTTGGTGCAAACTTAGCTGAGCTTATAGAAGACAGCGTTCTAAACAAGTTAGCTGGTGATATTCTAGATTCAATTAACCAGGACAAACAATCCAGGTCAGACTGGGAAAAAACATACACAGACGGCCTGAAATATTTAGGCATGAAGTTTGACGAAGGTAGATCACAGCCCTTTGAAGGATCTAGTGGAGTCATACATCCTATCCTGGCAGAAGCTGTTACCCAATTCCAGGCACAAGCTTATAAAGAAATGCTGCCAGCAAAAGGACCTGTCAAAACCCAGGTCATAGGCGCAAGAACAGTAGAGACAGAAACACAAGCAGATCGTGTCCAGGAGTTTATGAACTTCTACATTATGAATGTAATGAAGGACTACGACCCAGAGCTTGATATGTTGCTCTTTTACTTACCACTAGCGGGTAGCGCGTTTAAAAAGGTCTATTACGACAATGTGTTGAACAGGGCGGTTTCTAAGTTTATTGCTCCAGAAGATCTAATCGTACCTTACGAGGCATCTGATTTATCTAGTGCTGAGCGTGTAACTCACGCCATCAATATGTCAGAAAACGAAATCAAGAAGCAACAGCTCTCTGGATTTTACGCAGATGTAGATGTAAGCAAGCATTCATACGACTCTACTGAGTCAGATGTAGAAGCTGAAATTGACAAACTACAAGGCATAAAAGGTAGTTATGCCGAAGATCGGGACCATACGGTTTTTGAAGTACACACTATTTTAGACCTGGAAGGGTTTGAAGACATAGGCGAGGACGGCGAGCCTACAGGATTAAAACTGCCATATATTGTGACGATTGATGAACAATCAGAGCAAGTATTATCTATTAGACGTAATTACAACGAAGGCGATTTATACAAGAACAAGATTAACTTTTTTGTTCAGTATAAGTTTTTGCCTGGACTTGGCTTTTATGGATTAGGCCTATCGCACATGATTGGTGGTATATCCAAAGCAAGTACATCAATTTTAAGACAATTAATAGATGCCGGTACGCTGGCCAATTTACCAGCTGGTTTCAAAGCCAGGGGTATGCGAATTAGAGATGAAGACGAACCATTACAACCAGGTGAGTTTAGGGACATAGACACAACGGGAGGATCTTTAAGAGAGAACCTTATACCGTTACCAATTAAAGAACCGAGCAACGTACTTATGAGTTTGCTTGGTATTCTAGTAGATTCTGGAAAGCGTTTTGCAGCTATTGCTGACACAAACATAGGCGATGCTAATGCAGCTATGCCAGTCGGAACGACTGTAGCTTTATTAGAGCGTGGCACTAAGGTTATGAGCGCAATCCACAAAAGGTTGCACTATGCCCAGAGGCTTGAGTTTCAATTACTATCAAAAGTCTTTTCCGAATATCTACCCCCTGATTACGGATATGACACAGGCACTGGGCCTGGTGCAGTCAAACAAACTGACTTCGACGATCGTATAGACGTCGTACCAGTATCGGATCCAAACATATTTAGCCAAAGCCAAAGAATTACCCTGGCGCAAGAGCTATTACAAATGGTTCAAAGTAATCCGGAAATACATGGCCCGCTTGGTATGTTTGAAGCTTACAAAAGAATGTATGCAGCCCTGGGTGTTGACAATGTAGAAAGCTTATTGCAACCGCCAGCTGATACAACACCGAAACCTATTGATTCTGGATTAGAAAATAGTGGTTTGATGATGGGCCAGCCACAACAAGCGTTTGAATCACAAAACCATCAATCGCATATTGAGGCGCATAGAAGTTTGTTTTTGACTCAAGTGGTTAAAGAAAACCCACAATTACAAACTATTATTATTAGTCATTGTATGCAGCATCTACAGTTTATGGCCGCGCAAATTTCTAAAGAACAAATACCGCCAGAAGTACAAGAGCGTATACAGGCTGTTCAAGCGCAAATGCAACAGCTACCACCTGACCAGGCACAGGCTGCTGCGTCAGAAGTGCAGATGATACAAGACCAGTTTGCTTCACCGATATTAGCGCAGATTACACAAGAGTTTTTACAATCTATTGGCCAGGGTGGTACGGACGACCCTCTGGTTGCAATCAGACAACAAGAATTAGATCTTAAAGATAAGCAGATGGACCAAGAGCAAACACAGTTTGAAATGAAGCAAGGTCAAAGAGGACAAGAAAAATTATTAGAGAACGAAATCCAGCGTCAGCGCATAAATGTACAAAAAGATGTTGCAGATGATAAACTGGATGTGTCAATTCAACGATTGAAGCAGCAAGCGGACCTAAAGCTGCTTGAATTGGAACAAAAAATGAGAAGCTAGGTCCAGGAGCGATATTATGAATAGTGATAGGGTGGATGAAATTGCCGCATTAAGAGAGCAAAAAAAACTGGACCGTCAAGCAGAAGTAGAAGCAAGAGAAGCCAAAGAGGCTGAAGAAGCAAAATCTCACAAAGCGAACATGGAAAGGATAGCCAAGAAAATGGCTAAAATTGCAGCTGGTGAAAGTACAGTAGTCGAAGAAGCTCCGGTTGAAGAGCCGGTAGTCGAAGAGGTTATTGAAGAACCGGTTGTTGAGAAGCCGGTAGTAAAACCAAAACCAGTACCAAAGAAAAAAGCAGCCGTGAAAAAACCTACGGCAAAAGCTAAAGGAAAGTCACGAGGCAGACCTAAAGGTTCAACCAATAAAAAATAGGAGTATTTATGGCTATTAAAAAAGTGCCAAACAATAAGTCTTTTGACAAACCCAACCCTAATGCTATCGGTAAAAACAAGGGCGTTACAGCTATTGTTGATATGAAGGGCAAGGGCGCGGCGACCAAAGGCTTAAAGTTTAAAGTAAGAAATTAATCAGTATGGAAGACCTTACTTATTTCGACGTTGTTAAGAAGTTAATCAGAGAACGAGAAAAACAGATCTCTGAGACACTTATGTCCGGAGCACTAGAAAGTATAGAACATTATAAATTTTTGCAAGGCGAGCTAAATGCGCTATACTATATCGAAGGTGAACTAAAGGAACTTAACAAGGAAAAATAGTATGGCAAAATCGGAAACAGTTTTAGACGCTTATGTGGATCAGGACGAAAGGGTTTTGGACCCCACAATTCTAGAACAGTCTGCTTTAGATCGTATGCCGCAACCGACAGGTTGGAGAATGCTTGTGCTACCTTACGGTGGTAAAAAGACTTCGGACGGTGGTATTTTACTTACACAAAAAACCATAGACAAAGAAGCCCTGGCAACAGTGGTTGCTTATGTCGTCAAACAAGGTCCTTTATGTTACGGAGACAAAGATAAATATGGCGAAGAAAAGTGGTGCGAAGAGAAACAGTGGGTTCTCATAGGCCGATATTCTGGTGCTAGATTTAAATTGGACGATGGCGCAGAGGTCCGAATTATTAATGATGACGAGGTTATCGCCACAATCTTGAATCCTGATGATATACTGAGCGTGTAATTATGATAGAAAATGCAAACCAAGCCGAAGAACAAGAAATCGAAATAAGCGTCGAAGAAGATGCTGTAGTAGAAGCTAAGTCTAGCCCAGATGAAGAGCTAGAAACTTATACAAAATCGGTTTCTAAAAGAATCAACAAGCTAAACGCTAAAACGCGGGCCGCTGAAGAGAGAGCTGCAATGGCTGAGCAAATAGCTCACCAGCGCGAAGCTGAGATCCAGGCACTAAGAAACCATTCGCAAATACAAGCTGGTTCGGTTCTACAAAAAGAAGAAGAAGCCTTGCTTGCCAAAGAGCAACAAGCTGACGATCTTTACAAAAAGGCCGTACAGTCTGGCGATGCTGATTTAATGAGCAAAGCAGATACACTAAAAAGTGATCTGAGCATCCAAAAAGAAAAGCATAGACTTTCAAAAAACAGACAAGAACAAGCACAAGCTCAATATCAACAACAAATACAAGCACAGCCAGTACAACAACAAGCACAACCTGTTGTTGAGCCTACAAATGAGGCTTTATCCTGGTATGAAAACAACAAGTGGTATGGAGATGCAGAGGACCAGGGTAACCTGGAAGCTACTCAGTACGCATATTTCCAACACTATAATCTAATCAATGAAGGCCATGAGCCAGACAGTGACGATTATTATGAAGAATTAAACAATCGAGTTTATAAAGTTTACCCGCATTTGCAGAACGCAAGTGCAAGTAAAGACGCGCAAGTCGAAGCTAAACCCTCTGTGCAAAGAGTTGCTTCAGCTACTGTAGGCAGTGGTCGTCAAAAAACACAAGGTAAGAAAAATGGCGTAACATTTTCTAAGTCAGAAGTAGAGCGTCTTAGAGGGCTAAAACCGCATAATATGTCTGAAGAGGCATGGTTAAAGCGTGTGGCAGCTGAAAAGCAACGAATTGCATCTAGGGAGGCAATATAATGACAGAAGAAAAAAAAGTTACTGCTAACAGGAACTCTCGTGAATCCGAGGCTCACGATAAAGAATCTCGTAGAAAACCATGGCGACCAGTAAGAAGGTTAGAAACGCCGCCGGCTCCTCCAGGGTATACATACCGTTGGATCAGGGAGTCAATGTTGGGACAAGAAGATCGCGCAAATGTCAGTAGACGTTTAAGAGAAGGTTGGGAACTCGTAAGAGGTACAGATCTTCCTAGTGATTGGGAACTACCAACAGCGGACGATCAAAGCCGACACGCTGGTATTGTTTACAATGAAGGATTACTTCTTGCCAAAATACCTAACGAAACCGTTGAAGAGCGAAGAGACTATTACCAAGGTAAAAGTAAAGACGCTGTAGATGCACTGGACAATTCAATGTTTAGTGAATCTAGGAGAGATGGTAAATACGTTAAGTATGATCCCCAAAGGGATTCAAGAGTATCTTTCGGCAAAAAATAACCAGTACAGAAATGTACTTAATCATAAATAGGAGAATATAAGATGGCGAATAAAGACGCTTCTTTTGGACTAAAGCCTGTGAAAATGATTGGTGGTGCTCCGTATAATGGCGGACAGTCACGTTATAGAATTGCTGCAAACTATGGCACGAGTATTTTCCAAGGCGACTTGGTAATGCAAGTAACTGGCGGAGGTGTAGAAATACACGCTGTTGGCGGAACTGTACCATTGATTGGAGTTTTTAACGGCTGTTCATATACTGACCCAACATCTGGCGAACAGGTATTTAGTAACTACT